TGCCCTTAGCGCCCTTAGCGCCGTCTTTTTTCTTAGCCATCATTGCCATGAAGCCGGGGTTCATTTTAGAAGCCATAGTATCACCACCTTTTGAAAATTTACGGCCTTTATCGGCCTCGTTAAAGTCCTTTCCCACGGACTGTGGGATTCCTACTTTCTTAGCAAACGATGGCGAGTGGGCTATCGCGGCCATGAAATTGTGCTGTTTTTTACTCGTTGACGGCATCAGGTTTCTTTCGACGGATGATCTCCGCAAAGGGCTTCCCTGCAATCATTTCTGCAATACGCATCAATGTCCATACTGCACCAATAAGACCAAAGACGGGGGTAAACATTTCCAAAAACGATCCTATGGTCGCTACCATAGACGCAACATCCATTACGTTTTTGGCGGTGTCGTGAGTTTGTGTCATATCAGCACATCTTTCCGCGAGTTTTACCGCGCTGGGCAATGCCGTCTGCACGTTTGGAAGCTCCAGAAACTTTGCCACCTTTTTTGTACTCATTAGCGCCAACATACGGGTAGCGCGTAGTTTTAACCCCGCCATCTGTGCTTATCGTAGCGTCTTTCTCCGCTTTTTGGCGTTCAGGTTTAGCTTTTGCAATTTCTAACTCGCGCTTCATACTGAGTTTTTTGTCGGCAGCAATCATCTCGTCTGCCATATTTGTTTTATTTTTAGCTGCACTTTTATCCGCAATAGCTGACATGCTCATACGTCCGCCACCACCACCGCCCATACCACCTGTACCGCCGCCTTCTGACCCAAGCCGATACTCTTCTATTGGATTACGAATTCCTTTTGGCATAATTTACTCCTAACACTTCCATCTTGCTAGTGAAGCAGCCTTACGGGTAGGCTTGCCTTTTTCGTCTTTCATCGGGCCGGGCATACCCGACATGCGGGCACAGAATGACTTCTTACGTGCACCGCCTTGTGGCTGTGGAGCTTTGAGGTTTGACCCTGTGGCTGCATTGTACTTAGCGCGGCCTTTGGCAGTCAGCCCAGCCCCTTTAGAGACCGGCAGCTTCTCGCCGCGACCTACTGCAAGGGATGGGTTTTTCTTAGCCATAGAACACGTTGGCAGAAGTAAGGTTGCTCATGTCCAAGTAGATACCGTTTTTAACCAGTATCCCCTCGCCGGGAATCAACGCAAAATTACTAAACACGTCAGTTGCACCAACATCAAAACTAGCAATCCACAGGGATGCGTATGCCGCCACTGTCCCACCTGCAATCGTTCCAGAGTTAATGTCTGTAACTGTAAAGGTGTCTGCGCCTGTGCGTGTGATTGGGTAGTTACCGTTTGTGCCGGATGACCCGCTTGCTGTGGCAAACGCAAGACCAATTACGTCACCGGTAACCAAGCCGTGAGCTACCTTTGTAACAGTAATAACCGTAGTAGACCTTGCATACGTAGCAGCAACAGGCGCTGCGGCGGTATCAAAAATGTCCAGTGTTCCAGCCGTAGCCGTGCCAACCGTAGAGGCAGCTTTAAGTCTAGTTCGACCCAACAGGACAAAACCAGAGTTATTAAGGTGTCCCTGTTTTACGTCTGTTTGCATCATAATCAATCTCCTGTAATGCGGGGGCCGAAGCCCCCAAGATCAATTAAGAGTCTGCAAACGGTGTAGCGACAGTGCCGGAACCAATAACATTCCCAGTCACCATGTACTTGTTAGCAGCAATCGCCACAATCTGAACCCATGTGCCATCAACGCCGCCGGTAGTTGTACCGTTCAAGTTGATGAAGTCATTGGAAGAGCCGTTAGCAGAGAAAGCAACCACAGCACCAGATGTGTCTGAATCAATAGACATTACAGCGCCGACGTACAAGTCACCAGAAGCAGCGGTAACACCGATTTTCAACGAGCTAGTGGAGATAGTTGTGGGCACCCAGATGGTGTAAACAACGCCTTCGTTGTTCAGTGTATTGGGGTCTTGACCGGGGCCAGACGTAATGGGGTTAGTTGAAACATTGATCGCGGGCAATGTCAGTGTCAACGCAGCGGCTAAAGAGCCGCCAACAGAAATGATACGACCGCCGTGGGCTTCTGGGCTCAATGTGGTGCTGGTTGTGATCTCAACAACAGCGGCTGGGCCCTGCTGATAGATGCCGCCCAATGATCGAACTGGGCCTTGAAACGTAGTACGTGCCATGATAATTTCCTTACATGCAAGTGAAGGTGTTCTGTCTGCATGTCGTCAGCCGGGACTGTCAGAACACCGGATAAGCCCGGATTAGCTGAAATATATCACTTTACTGTGGGGGGTGCAAGAAGTTTGTTGGACTTCTTTAAATTTTCTTCTTGGGTGATTACTTCCATGTTCCAAGGTACGTGCAGCCCGCAAACGTCCTCTCCTTGCAGTGGGATGATATGGTCTACCGCATGGGGTATCTTGGTAGAGCGACTCAATGCAATCGCTAATCGGTAGTGGAACCGAATCTCCAGCTTCTGTTCCGCAGACAACCACGGGGGCGTAGCATCACGAAACCGCCTACGCCGAACGCTGACCAATTCTTTATACAAGTCGGGGTTTGCTTCCTTGTATTTCTTTTTATACGCATTTTTTTGCTCTACGGTACGGGCCTGCGCTCGCGCAATTACATCGGGTTTGTTTTTGGCGTAATACTCCCGTTTAGCTTCTTTGCCCGCCGCTGATTTGTTGTATTCCGCAAAGTAATCGGCGCGGGTTACGTTGGCCTGCGCCCATTCAACCTTGAGGCACTCTACGCACGCGCCTTTTGTTTTGCGTGGGGCTATGTGCCCGTGCTTACAGGGTTCCCCTGTAAAGTAAAACTTGGCTCCTTGCGTTTTGGCTTCGCTGCGGGTCTTGGGTAGGTTTGTGGTGTCCATATCGGCCTTTAGTTACGATACAGGTATTATACACCAAAAAGAAAGGGGCCGAAGCCCCTTTCCATCAAACCCACTTTTGCTGGGTTATTTTGTCGCCTTAAGACGAACCGGGAGAACCAAACATTCCAAGCGGATCGCTCCAGCCAAAGCTGTAACGCTCGCGTGCTTTGTATCGCACGTTGCCGGTGTCGAAATCCCCGTCCATTGAGTTAGTCAATGCAGTACGTTCGAAGTGCTTCAAGCCGTTAGGCACGTCAGTAGTCAAATACCAACCGTTTGTGTCGGTCAGGTAGTGATTAACGCAATAGCCTTCAGGGATTGAACCGTTGTTCTTCAACGCGTTGATGTCGTTGTCAGCGGTACCAACACGGAGGCTGGTTTCCAACAAACGAGTAGCAACGAACATCAAAGATGGAGGAACGATCAGCTTACGAGGTTTAGCAGCGATCAACAGACCTTTTTCATCCACCCAAGCGGCGATCTGAATAACGGCGGCTTCCAAGGAAGTCTCGTTCAAATCAGCGCCAGTAGTAGGACGATTGCTGTTGGTTCCACCACCAACTAAGGGGTGTGCAGTGCTGAACAAAGGTACGCCGTCACCGCCGTAGTACTGAGACGAGTTAGTGAAGCCGTTGTTGATAACAGCAGCAGCCTTAACTTGCTTGGTATACGCCATAGCGCGAGCCAAAGCCTTGGTGTAACGAGCAGACAGTGAGTCATACAAGTTATCTTCCACAGCCTCTTCAGTGATGGAGAAGCCCAACGCGATGGTTTCGTGGTTGTAGCGAGCCGTGAACGCTTCTTGGGCATTGTCATAAGCAATGGCCTGTCCCTCGTTCTTGACTGGTGCTGCACCGAAACCGGCGAGTTTGGTCTCTTCTTCAAAGCTACGCTCAGATGACTCTGTTTCGTAGATTTCTTTGTGCTCTTCGCCGTAGCGAGCGTATTCCAAACCAAACAATGCGTTCAATCCGGGGAGCAGTTCTTTAAGTAGTTGTGCGCGTGAAATAGCCATGATTTAGCTCCTTTTACAGACCAACAGCGTTGCTGTAAGAGTGGTATCCGGGGTTGAACTTCACCAGAATATCAGTATATGCGTCACCTACTGTGGAGAAGCCAACCATGTTAGGGAAACCAACGACGCGGAAAGCGGCGGTAGTCGTAACAGCGGAAGAGCCAGCCACAACAGAAGCGGTAGAGTTACCTGTAGATGTACTACCGGTAGACACTGCACCTGTGGAGAAGAACACGTTTGAACCCAGAGCAGCGATGGTAACAGTACCAGCAGACTGAACTTGGAACACAGTACGGTCGTCATCAATCACAAAAGCAACCGCATTCAGCGCACTGGCTGGGTAGTATTGTGAAAAAATGGTTTGACCTTGTGCGTTAACGTAAGAGCAACCAACGAAAACACCAACAGCGCCGGTGTTAGCAGTGCCAAGAGAGACTTCAGTGTCTGTATTCAAACCCAACACACGCAAAGGCAGAGCATCTGTCGTTGCAGGCGTGGCGCTTGGAGCTAGAACTGCGTTCTTTGAATTACCAGTTGCAGTG